CCATACCCACCACTAAGGCAATTCTCATAAGAGACACGAGCACCACCCTCACAGATGTTAGGGATAAACTTACTCTCCTGCTTGATGTTTCCCATCAGCGTAGCGAGAGCATTCTTATCAGTAATCTTAGTATTCTCCTGAAGTGCTTTCAGGACATACTGCTCTTCAACAGAGCAAGTAGGACACTGCCATGATGGGTCTGGTTCTACTACTTCAGCAACTCCCTCAGGAAGGGGTGGTGCCTCTGGAAGAGTCATTAGAAATGGTGCTGCCACTGCGACTACTGCAGCTGCGATAGGATACGACATGGATTTCATCAGAACCTCACTACTATATCACATAAAAAAAGGGGTGTCAACTGGATTGTGCCAGTTACCCCTTTGTCTAAGCGACGACGATATGCTTTTATTTAGTCTTTTTTATTTGTATGATAATACGATCGTTCTCATAGTCTGCTTTAAATTCGAGTTCTGCATCGTGTGACCAACATAGTTCTTCATAAAGCATGTTCAGAGTTTCCATATCTTCGTAGAGGGCATTTGGGTTAGTCAACAATCTCTCCCGAAAAATGTATTTATCACCAAATACCAGGAATGATTTGTCCTGTCAAGGCATATGCCCCGAGTGCTGCAACGACTCCGATCATTGCTGCCCAACCGTTGATGCGTTCTGCGTTTTCGTTCATTGTTTTGTCCTTAGATAGAGTTGAATTGATTAGATGCCGAAGGCACCAAAGAAAAATACACTGCCAGTAGTCGCATAAGAAATCACTGCTGCAGCAAATCCAATCATAGCGGTACGACCATTGAGTTTTTCTGCTCTTTCAGCATAGGTCTCAATGCCATATCTGTCAAGGGATTCCTTTGACATATACATGGTGGGTTCTTTAGCGAACAAGTTTTGTTGTCCTTGCTCGTTGGTTGTTACAGTCATTTCCTTTTGTAAAGATTTATGTCCTAATTATATAGGAAAGATTAAGAGTTGTCAAGTGTTTTCAAATATTAAGATTTGAAATGACATAAAAAAGGACTCGTGATGAGTCCTTTAGGTCTTGTCATGCACGCCACTTGTTCTTTAGGAAAAACAAGAAACCTTTTCTATATGCGACTGTCATCCAGTCAAAAAACCATCTAGTTTAGAGTCTATTGGCAAAGACTAGGAGAATGTAATCACATCAGTTCCCTGACTAAAACCCCCAAGTCCAATATCAACAGGTTGTGCTGCTTGAGTAGGATACTCAGAGTCATACATTTCCATCACACGATCGATACCATCCAACTTAAAAGAAAGATTACTCTCTTTTGGTAGTTGGCGTTGAATTGCTTTCACACCTTGATAGTGACGCCAGATTTCCATCTGAAGACCAGGGTCAACATCATTTTCCATAGCGTCTTTGACGCATTCTTCGAGGGCTTTAATTGCTTTCTGATAGGGATTCATGGTTTTACTGAGTCGCGAATGTAACATGGAACACCTGCAGGGTCTAACCATTTGGTGTATTCAAAGTCTTCCATAGCAAGAGTGATTTGCATACCATTGTCACAGAGATACATGTCTTTGTAACGCTTGGTCCACTCATCAAACTTTTGGATTCGGTAGTCGGGGAACCCGTTGTCGAGTTCCCCAACAGAGACATACCGATAAGGTGAGCGTTCAAGAAGAACTTTAGGAAGATTTTTCACTGGAGTCATAATAAAATAAGTCTTGTTCAAGTTTAGTTAGGAGGATATCATAATCCTCATCTACATCACCATAGAAATCGACACCTTTCTCCTCATAGTATTTCAGTACCTGATTATAAATGGTAGGGTACTCGGTGTCGAGTGTCACTTGTCTGTCAACGGATTCGTAAAGAATTTCGAGACAGGAAGAAAACTTCTGTGCTGTAGTCATGTACTTTCCTCAAGTAGACCGTATGCCCCGAAGGGCAACGGGTCAGGCAGGACTCGAACCTGCGACCGACTGCTTAGAAGGCAGTTGCTCTATCCATCTGAGCTACTGACCCAGTGATAGTCTTAGGTTCTTCCAATTCCAATTCAGCAAAATGATGCAACTGGTCAACAAATAAGTCGAACAGTGCGTCTTCGTTACTCAATCCTTCGTAGAACTCTGTGTTCATGTGGAACTCCTTGACTACCCTGTAATTATAGCAGACGACTCAGCGAGCGTCAAGCGTCAGGTGTGCCAGTTTTGAAATAGTCTTTACGCATGTACCGACCAAGGATGTTTGAGTTGTAAAATGCTGGTGTGCCATCTTCAAATGCCTCCGTAAGTACATTATTGAGAAATAATTGTCGGGTCTCTTCAAAGTTTGTGAGTCCCTTGGTGTTATGTAGGCTGATTATATCCCGCTTATAGGCAAGATTCCCGAACCGCTTGCGTTCTTCAGTAAGTTCAGCAGAACTTCCGTAGTATCGTTTCCAGTCGCTTTCACTTTTAACTCTCCTACCTCCAGTTCTAGGCTTTCGTAATTGGTGGAAGTATTTTCTACCGATGTATCTTTTCCCAGTGAGACTATTTGTAATACAATAGACAAACCCATAATGATTGTCAATGTCCTTAGATAGAAAAGGTTGTCCATCATAAATCCAGGGGTTTTCATACTCAGTTTCATTTTCATTAGTCGGTTTCTCCGTCGTCATCGTATGTGTGTACTCGTCTCACATTCTCACTATCTAGGTAAGATTCTGCATCGGAGTAAACTTCTGCCTTGAGGTAAGTAAGAGCAACTTCAAGGTCATGTATCAAGACTTTTAAATTATTTCTATTCATACTCGATATTCTTGTAGGACTTTTAGAACTTCATTATAAGCATGGTGGGCACCATCATACCATTGCCCAGTTTTACCTGTATGATCCTCCATTTCATATAACTCTGACTTTAGTTTATAAAGACGAGCTTCCATATCAATCTTAAGCATTTGTGACCTAGGCATTAGATTTTCTCTTGTAGTGATGTCCAATCTTTATCAAACTGTTCTAAACCTTTGTCGGTAAGAATATGCTTGTAGAGTTGATAGAACATAGGTAGTGGGATTGTACAAATATCAGCACCTACTCTAAAGGCATCTGATACTTGAATAGGGTCTCTGATAGATGCTGCAAGGATTTCAGTTTTAACCTGATGAGTTGCAAATACATCTGCAATCTGTTCAATTAAATAAATTCCATTCCAATGCTGGTCAAATACTCTACCAACGAATGGCGAAACATATTTGGCACCTGCTTTTGCAGCAAGGATTGCTTGTGCTGTACTGAAGATAAGTGTAACGTTTACATGTACATCTTCGTTTGCAAGTTCCCTGCACACTTTCAGTCCTTCGACTGTGCATGGTACTTTGATTGTAATATTAGGTCCGATATCCAAATACTCTGCTGCCATATCAAGCATCTCTTCTGCAGTATCTCCAACTACTTCAGCAGATACTGAAGAATTCCATGGAAAGATTGCCGAGATCTCTTTGATAATGTGCTTAGGATTTTCACCTGCTTTCAACATGAGACTGGGGTTTGTTGTAACTCCGTCGATTAGTCCAGTCTCGAATGCAGCAGAAATAAGTTCTGGGTCGGAACAGTCCAGAAAAAGTTTCATGACTCTCCTTATAGGTTGTCAGTATTTATTATACTAAAAAAGCACCCGTATGGGTGCTTTGTGTTCATTTTACAATAATGAAATCAACTTTGTGAAGCAAACTTCTTCTCAACTTTGATACCACGATACATTAGATTGTGATTACGTTGAGCAGTTTGCTCTGAAAGAACCTTTGCTTTGTAGCTTTCTGCGTCATACTTGACGCCACGATAAGTGATCTGTGTCATGTTGTTACTCCTGAAGATAGGGTGGTTTATTCCCCCGTTCCTTCAGTCGTGTGCGTCCCATGGGTAGCAATCAGGGGTTGATTCCTTCATGACCTCAATTAATTCCACCTTATATTCGGTAGGAATATTCTCATTTGTTCTCATCCGAAGCATAATTGCATCAGCTTGAGCACATGTGAGTGATGAATAGAATAATAATTCAATCATGGGATGAACGCTCCGTTCCGCGACTTACTTGCGTCCCCGAAGGGATGAACGTAAGATGTGATGAATTCATCACAATACTATTTATAGCATAAAACATTTTATTTGGTAGTTCAGTCTGATACACTTTGTCTTTTATTTAGATATCTTTCAGATTCCACGTCAGTGATAAGAGTCATACCACTATCAATGAAGTCTTGACTTTGGTCAACACCATGCCTAGTGTTACGCTCCATTTGCTGACGCTGTTTCCTCTTTTCGTTATCCCACATAACTTCGGCAAGAGGATTACCCTCTTGTCCTGCCTCAGTTAACATCTCATCATAGAGAGAATCCAGCGAAGGAGTCTGATTTGACATCTTGTTTGATTCCGCCGATGACATAGCTTTCAATCTCCGTTTCTTGGGGTGCATTTTGTTGTCCCTTACTATTTAACCAAAACTCTGTCCAGGGTAATGGATTATTCTTAGCAGGAATATCGAACATTGGTTTGATACCAATCGCTTTCATACGACGATTGGCAATCCACTCAACGTAATTGTGTAGTAGGCGTTCGTTAAGACCGATCATAGAACCGTTCTTAAACAAATAATCTGCCCACAGTTTTTCTTCGTCTACAGCACGTTGGAACATGCTCTTAACATAACCTAACTCTTCATTTGCAATCTTTTGCATCTCGGGGTCATCGCCTTCTTCCCACTTACGAAGAATATTTTGAGTGAGATTCAAGTGCTGAGATTCATCACGAGCAATTAATGAAAGAATCTTTGCGCTGCCTTCCATGAGTTTGTTCTCACCGAAAGCAAATGAACATGCGAAACTAACATAGAAACGAATACCCTCAAGGATATTCACGTTAGCAACTGCACGATACAATTTACGCTTCAGTTCTATTCTATCATACTGCCCTGTATAATGTCCATCTTTTGCCAGTTCCCACATAGTTCCATTGTCATACTGATGAGCATGATTAATAAACTCATCATAAGATTCGGTAACCGATGATGCACGAGAGAGAATCTTCTCATCATCTAAGATAGTATCAAAGACCTCTGTAGGGTCAGAGTATACGTTCTTAATGATGTAAGTATAGGAGCGACTATGAATCATCTCCATAAACTGCCACACATTCATACATGCTTCTAACTCAGGTAGTGAACAGTAAGGGCTAAAAGCCATCCCAGGACCACGCCCTTGTACGCTATCCAACATGATTTGGTATTTAAGGTTACTAGTGAAGATGTGCTTCTGCTCTGGCGATAGAGTTTGGTAATCTGCACGGTCTTTCTGTAGTGATACTTCTTCTGGTCTCCAAAAATAACCCAGTTGTTGCTGAGTTAGTTTGTCAAACACAGGATACTTATAGGAGTCATATCTCTGAACTCCTAGTGGTTGCCCAAAGAACATTGGTTGTTTCTTTGTGTCTACTTTGTTGCTGTTAAATACGGTCATTCCTTTAACTTCAGATCTTGCAGGATTCACAGTCATCGTCTTCCTCGGATTCTAGAATTTGGTCAATAAGATTGTCAACGTTTTCCCTTACGGGTTCTTCATCACCATCTTTTTTGTTGTCGTAAGTGTTCTGATAATAAGATGTCTTCCATCCATACTTGTAAGTATTAAGAAGATCGTTTGCCATGACAGATACAGGCACTTCATTGTCAGGGTAGTTCTCTGGATTATAAGACCAGTTGCCAGAAATTGCCTGGTCAAAGAACTTTTGAATTACAGCAGCAATTTTGATGTAACCATCATTATTGGGCATGTCCCAAAGCAGAGTGTATGCATTCTTCAGTGTAGTGTACTGAGGAACAATCTGCTTAAGAGGTCCTTTCTTGGACTTCTTAACGGACAAGTATGCTCTAGGCGGCTCGATTCCATTTGTTGCGTTTGACACAACGGAACTGCTCTCCGAAGGCATCTGTGCGGACAGTGTTGAGTTCCTGAGACCATGCTGTTTGATTCGCTCGCGAAGAAATTCCCAATCACATGAAAGATCATTTGGTACAATCTCATCAACTTCGTTCTTATATGTATCAATTGGTAAAATTCCATCTGCATACTTTGTCTTACCAAAATAACCGCATGGACCTTTCTCCATTGCAAGATGATTGGAAGCATTGAGAAGAGCATACTGGAAACGCTCAGTCAGTTTATGAACCATGTCGTGTGCCTTGGTAGATTCATAACTTGCACCATTCTTAGCAAGATAATGTGCCAGACCAATATAACCAACCCCCAAAGAACGGCGGTTGACAGTAGATTCTCTTGCTGCCTTAACAGGGTACTCCTGATAATCAATCAAGGCATCCAGACCCCTCACAGCGAGCTCACAGAGTTCATCCAGTTCATCCAGACTCTTCAGTTTACCGACGTTGATGGCAGACAGAATGCACAAAGCAATCTCACCCTTACCATCGATGTGTTGGAGGGGATCAGTGGGGAGTGTAATCTCTTGACAGAGGTTACTCATGTTCACCTTGTCCTTGAAGGAGGAGTGACTGTTACAGTGGTCGATGTTCATGATATACAAACGACCAGTCTCTGCTCTCTCCTTTAGGATGTTGAGAAAAAGTTCTTGCGCCCCGATAGTCTTTCTCGGAACAGCATCATTGAGTTCATGCATCCGATATAGAGTGTCAAAGTCATCAGTACCAAAAGCATCATACAGACCTGGTACGTCATGCGGTGAGAAGAGGCTAATCTCCCCATTGTTAATGAAACGTTCGTAGAAAAGTTTTGAAATCTGGATTGAGTAGTCAAGTTTCCTCACTCGGTTGTCTTCTGTACCCTTATTGTTCTTAAGAACTAGGATGTCTTCTATTTCTTGGT